CGGAAAAGTTTTCTCCGAAGTTTTTGTATAGATTATTAAAGAAGTCTGCTTCTTTTTGTCTAGCACTTTGATTGTCTTTACCTTGAGGCATAAGAATAAAGTCTTTACCCCCCTCTTGATACTTAGGTATCTTAAGACCTTTGAAAGCCATATCTATATCCTCTGTTTGTGGGGTGTAGTCAGGAACACCTGCTATTGTCTGAGGTGTGTAGTCCATTTCAGATTCTAGATCTCTTATCTCCCTTTCAGTAGATTCTATGTCATCATCAACATCATTGTCCATTCTATTATCATCTTCTTCATCACTATCTTTTTCATCTTCTTCCTTTTGTTCTTTTAAGACTTTTAGCTTTTGTTTTTGTTCATCTATCTTATCTTGAAGCTCACTAGCGGCATCCTTACCGTATGTTTCTTCTATGATTTTCTTATCTCTTTCTAGATCTTTTTCAGTATAATCAGATTTATCTTGAACATTTTTACCTGTCTCTAAAGATTTAAGTATAGCATCTATAGATTCGTCTTCTTTTAAAAAGCTACCTACTGGATCATCATCGCCATCCTGAAACTTCATTGTAGGAAACTCTGCTTCTACTGTTCCCTCTTTTTCTTTTTTAGCATCGGGCTGAGCGGGTAGTGATAAGTCTTGAGTTGTTTCTCTTACAATATTCATATCTTGCGTCTTGCCAGAAGGAACGGAAGTAGGAGAAGGAGTAGCTTTTATATCTGAACTTGATTCAAACATGGTCCAACCAGAATCCTCTACGTACTTGTTAGCAGCCGCATTTCTATATATTTGTTCTTCCTCTTGTGTTAAGAATCTTTTTCTTCCCTCAGAAAAGTGCCTACCAGACTCTTCATCATACCTAACACCAAAGTTAAATAATTGATTGCCCTCCTCGCCTAGTCTAGTTATCTTTGGATCAAACTGTAGATCTCCCCTCCCGATATCTAAACCAGAGAAGAACTCATCATCCTTAGATAGCTCCTGCACTATTTGTGGTTTGTCTAATCCACCAGTACCCTGTTCTGTAGCACCTCTATTAGATACGCTTTGAACTTTTAACCATTCTTTGCTAGGATCTCCTTTTATATTAGAAGCCTGTAGATTCATCTGATAGTTTTGCGGTGCGTTTATAAATTCACCACCCTTGCCTCTAGTTCCAGATCTTCTTCTGTAAGGAGCTTTACCTTCAGCAGCGTCTTTTTCGAACTGAGGATATTTTGCTACTATAGCGTCTCTTATTTTAGCACTCTTTAGTTGTTCACCTATAAGATCAGCTTCAGTGCTGTTAAGATTAGGCATGTTTAAAAGTCTTCTCATCAACTGAAGATCAGCAGCGTGACCCTTGTAGTTTGGATTCTTTTTTAATTTTTCAAATTCTTTTTCTAATTTTTTCTTATCTAATTGTTTCATCTGCATCCTGTCAGCAGCAGATATTGTTTTACCTTCTAAGCCGAATCTTTTCTTTATTGATTCGTTAGATTCTAATTTTCTAGGAGCTCTTTGATATTCCATAGCTAAAAGCCTCTCTAAAACTTCAGGACTTTGATCTAGCAATACAGCACTAAGACTATATGGATGCTGATTAACTCCTTTATCTTGACTTCCACGATAGAATGGACTCGTAGCTTTTCTAGGGTTAAAATTAAAGTTAGTTATTTCAGGAGTCTCGAATAATCTAGCCCAGTTTTGTGGTCTTCCAGTAGCAAATCTTCTTTGAGAGTCTGTAAACTTGTCTCCTTCAAAATCATAAAACTGACCAAAAGCTTTTTGCAGATCAGCGGTAGTCATTTTAGTATACTTATTTGCAGGAACTGATGTGTCCTCTACGGTTACATTTCCTAATTCATCTTCTTCTATCTTAAAATCTTTTAGCCTTCTTCTATTTAAACGTGACATATGTTGTTTCTTTTAATAGTCTGTAAAACCTAGTTACTAATAATTTACCATTTTGAGATATCATATACTTTCTAGATCTACCATGAGCTCTCTCTAAATATATTTTTATATATCCCTTTTTTAGCAGTTCAGGCAAATTTCTCGTTACAAATGAATTTGAACATCTGTAATCTACAGAGATATATTTGGTTGTAAAGTTTTCCATATCGTATACAAAAAACAAAAACTCAATGTCTGATATTTTAAGACCGTAACTGTCTCTAAAATCAAACAGTATATTCCTGTAGTTTTTCAAGTAATTATCTCTACTCAAAACTTTTAATTTTATTACAATAGATCAAATATACTAAATATTTCTTATATTTAGAATTAATTACTATATTTGTACGGAACAATTTAAAAGAAAATAAAATGGCATTATCAGGAACGAAAGCACAAGAAGCTACCCTTGGACAGTACGGATCAATATTTGTAAATGATACTGACTTGGTAACTCCACCTTCTGACAAAATTATATGTGCTATAACATTTATGGCAGATACTACTATTAATACGCTAACTGCTGAGAACACTGCTTCGGGATCAAGAATATTTCCCAACACAGCTAATCACGCTCATGCCGCAGGAACAGGAAGTGAGGGAACAGGAGGAGAAGATATACTTACAACAACTATATTCCCCAAAGGTCTTACTATATACGGAAGGTATACAACATTTAAGATGCAAGCTGCTGACGCTGATGGTGGAGTGATACTTTACCTAGCACCAAAGAACTAAGATATGGCGTTAGGATTAGGAGCTTCATTAGTCTTTGGAGATTTAGCGGGTGCTGGATCTTCTTCTGCTGGAGTAGTCATAGAAGACTACATGTGGGAAGCTGCTACCTCAACAGGTTCTGGAAGCACGTATGATGCGGTGACACCTATACCAACTCTATATGACTTCAATGACTCTTGGGATTTGGATGTAACCACAGGATTGGTAAATGGAGTATACGATTATCAGCCTGCTGATCCTGATGCAGAACTAGAACAAACATATGATGAAGGATACTGGAACGTAGATGCTAATGGTGACATTCAGCCTATAGACGATACAGTATTCCCAAATCCTTATAATTAAAATATAAAAAAGAAAAAACATGGCAACACCAAACATAGTCCCCAGAGCAGATCAAGAAGGAGGTTTAGGGACCTCAGCGAAATCATGGGGAAAACTATTTATTGAAAACCCGACATCTGGAGGCACCGCTGCTGCTACAATATCCAATCTTGATGTAGATCAAGTAGCTTTAGACATAAACGCTAACAACACAACAGCTAATATTATAGATGTATCTACTTCTACACTTACAACTGGAAAAGTTGCTAATTTTGATATTACAGATACATCAGCCACCACTACAGCTAATACTTTACTTGAAATAGATTATGATAAAACTGGTATTCTTGGTGTTAGTCAAGCTAAAGTTCTTACAGGTATCGATTTAGATATATCTGACACCCAAACCAACGATGCTGGTTCGAGTGGTGTTTATTTTGGACAGAAAATAACTATAAATCACTCCAATAATCAAGGGTCTATAGCTCAAACAGGTCTAATGATAACATGCACAGGAGCTGATGCTGCCAATACTAAGGGGATTGTTCTTGTCACAGAAGATGGGGGTGTAGACTTAAGCATTAGAAGTGATGCTGACTCAGGAGATAAATTCACTATAGCAACCACAACTGCTGGTGCTACGACAATATCTACTATTGATGATGATGGGACAAATGCTAATTTAACGTTTAGTGTTGATGGTAAAAGCACGTTTTTGATTGGTAGTGGATCTACTGCTAAAACTTTTGCTGTGCAAACTTCAACTGCAGCTAATCCTGCTTTTGAATTTTTTGGAGAAGATGGTAATAGTTCCACATTAAGAATATACGAAAAAGCTGGTGCAACCACAGATGACTTCTGTCAGATCCAGGTTGTAGATAGGGGTGCTACTGCAATAACAACTACTGATGCTGCTGGGTCTCAGGCAGCCCTATTGCAACTTTCTCCAGATGGCGATCTAATTTTTACTGACGTAACTGGCAATAACTCAAACGATGTTGTAAGGGAGGTAAAGATGGGTACTGGTTTTGTTACTATCGTAGCAGAAGTAGATATTTTTGATGCCAACACTACTGATCATGGTGTTATTAAGCAAATAGGAACAGTGCAGATACCTCAGTTTGCAAGGATAAAATCAGCGACAGTAATAGTAAAAGAACTTAGTAACTTAGCAACTTTTAATTTTGAGTTGGGACTAGGGACAAACAATGGTGTTTCTGCTGGAACTGCACCTGCTAATTATCAAGCTTTACTAGCCAGCGATAAGGCTCATACTTTCGGAACTGATAGTGCCATAAGTAATGTTGGACCTAGCATTGGATCTGGATCTGGAAACCTCAAAAAACAATTTTATAGTGGTAGAGGAGCAGAGGATGTTGTCCAGACTGATGGTGAGCTTTCGGCAGACAACTACCTTTATATTGTTAGTGAAGGAACATCAAACGGAACAACAGACGCTACAGCGGGTAGGGTTCTTGTCTATTTAGACTATTACGGATTATTTTAATAAATAAATAACATGGCAACATTAACAGGACAAAACATAAAAGACACATATAAGACTTTATTAAAGACAGAGTCCACTGTAGGTTTTAACGGATCTACACCAACTGTAATAGAAGATGGTGATGGCAACAATAGTTCTCTGTCTCTTAGCGAGACCAGAGCTAATATATCAGGTAATCTATCTTTAAACTTGTCTTCTACATCAACTCCTAGAGCTAACTTGCATATAGTTGGAACGGGTGTTCAAAATCTTTTAGTTCAGAATCCTAATGGTTACAATAAATTTTATGTTGGAGACTTCTTAGGAGCTTACAATGTTAAGCTTGGAGATATAGACACAGCATCTAGTGGTAACAATACTTATTTTTACGTAGAAGACTCTGAGGGTAGAGTTGTTTCTAACTCTACTTATTTTGGTATATCTCAGACTGTACCTACCTGTTCTTTACATGTTGGATCTAATTCAGGGTCTGCACTTTTTTCTTTAGGTCCAGGATCTGAAGCATTTAAAATTACTAGCAGTAGCAATAATACTTTATTTGTTGTGGATAATATCAATGATAAAATTATCGTTAATGGTGATATAGAAATGACAGGAAAAGGTTCTCTTAGACAATCAACTCAAAGAATAAAGCTTGAAGAATATTTTTCACAACTACCTTCTCTTCACGCTACACTTCATGCACCTTTAACTAACGCTGATGCTAGTCATAGTGATAATGATGCTATTATTACCGCTAGAGCAAAAGCTAATGTTAATTTTGAATATCTAGATGTTGCTGGAACATCTTCTGTATCTTGGGACACAACTATAGGTGGTGTTAAACTACAAACTGGGAGTTCGGATGATGATGAGATTTTATTGCAAGCACATCAAGAATCTAGTCAGACACTATGGGATCAAAACTCTTTTTTAACACAAAAAGAACTCGAATGGGAAACATCTATATATGTTAATGATAAAGATAACTTTGCTTTTTGGGGAGGTCTTAAAAAAAGTGGTTCTGATGATTATACAGATTCTGATCAGGCATATTTTCTTTACACCAGTGATGATGGTCCTGTTACTACAGCTCTAACAACAAATGCCAACTTACATTTTATATATTCTGTGGGAGGAACTCACTATGTTACAGATCTAGGTATAGCAGTTGCTGATACTACTTCTTATAGATTAAGAATAGAAATAGACTCCAACAGGCAAGTGTCTGCATTTGTAAACGAGGTTCAGTATGGTTTAGTAACCTCAGCAACAACTGGTGGTGCTACACAAAGTTTAGCAACAACAAAATCAAACGCCCTTACTAATGCGGTTCCTTTATTTTCTTTTATTGGGGCTAAAACTCTTAGTGCGGCAGCTAGGTATATATCTGTAGCTTACATAAAATTAAGTAGAATTATTGGGTAATTTGTGTTAATAAAAATTTTTCACTATATTAGTGACAATTTAATTTAATACAATACCATGAAAACAACAGAACAACTCATAGAGGAGATGTGCGAATCTATGAAAAATCTTCTTATAAAGAAGAATCGAGACTATGGCGATTCAGCCACCAACCCATCAACAGTATTTCCTTCAAGATCTCCAGTGGACTCTTTGTGTGCACGTATAAATGATAAGCTCATGCGTATACAGAACAAGGGTATAAATGATAAAACAGAAGACACAATATCAGATCTTATAGGATACTTAATACTTCTTAAGGTTGCGTTAAAAAAAGAAAAGTCTCAAGATACTTCATCAGATCAGCAAGTTTATACTTATGAGTTTGATTCTGAATATAATACTAATACAAAAGATGATGAGTGAAATAGAATCTATAAATCCTATTATTAGAAAGATAACTATAGGGGATTTGAAACAGGGGCTAACCTATAAGGTTGGACAGTTAATGAACGGTGGTTATATAGAGATAACTGCTATAATACAGGACGAAGCTGCTTGGTACAAGCATCAACAAGTAGTGTATGATGTTTACGTAAAAACCAAAGACGATGAGTTTTCAAAGCCATGGAAAAGGTTTTTTAGTCAACCAACAGCTATAGAGTATGATATTGAAGAACGAGAAAAATACGAAGTGATATGAAACCTATAAGAGATTATTTTTTTGTAAAAGTAGAAAAGACTCACGAAGACACCATAGAGTTAAATGGTAGAGAGTTATTTTTAGAAACAAGTTATAACGATATGCAACATGCTAGACAATATGGCACAGTTGTTGGAGTACCTATAGCTTTGTCCAACGGTATATCTATGGATGTAAAAGAAGGAGATAAAGTTTATTGTCATCACTTTTTAATAAGCGAAGAGAATAGGTTAACATACCATGATGAAGAAAAAGTTTTTAAAGTTCACTGTACCCATGTGTATGCTAGAGTTAGAAAAGGTAAACTTAAGATGTTAAATCATTGGAACTTTGTTAGACAGAAAATAGAAGACGAATCTAACTACATCACAGAGTCTGGTATATATATAAAGCCAGAAGCAGAAGATGAAGAGCTATATGGATATATAGAATATATGAATGATGAAATGAAAAAAATGGGCTTAAAAAAAGGAGATGAGGTTATATTTTCTAAAAATTCTGAATATGATATGAAGATAGAGGGTGATAAGTTGTTAAGAATGCGTAACTTTGACATATTAGCAAAAGTAGAAAAATGATGACTAAAGAAGAAATATTAGATATATGCGTTTCAAACTCATATGATATACTAACGGGTAGAAAAACTATAGATCAGATATTAACTTCAAAAAGTCCAGCTTGTTTTTTGTGGAATATGGTGGAGGAAGATTTAACAGAACAAGACCTAGATGAGTGTATAGACTTTATGATAGAGTATTATGAAGACTTGGAGGAGTATGAAAGGTGCTCTGTGTTGCTAAATATGAAAGTAAATGAAAGAAGTAGATGTTAATAAAAAGCTACAAAGTCTTATAGACTCTGGGAACAAAGCTTTTGATCTTTTGCTGGAGGAAGTTAAGAAACCTATAGATCCAGATCTTCAGGATGACAAAGCTAGAAACGCTATGAAAGCTAAGAAAGAGTGTTTTATGGATGCTCAAGATATACTTATGGCTATTCACAAGATACAAAATCAAATAAAAGAAGGTGAATCTATTGAAGATGATATGGATTTAGAGGAGAAATCGTTCAAAGCTGGCTTCTCAGAAAAGTATGCCAAAAAATAGAGAGTAAGATTTATTTTATTATATTTGCATAATTGGCTAAAATTTATTATGTCGGAGTATATACAAGTAAATAGTTTGAAGTTTAAACTTCCCGTAAAGCCTAAGAAAAAAGAAATACTGTTTTCAGATTTAAAAAAGAAAGACCAGAAGTGGAAAAGAACAGAAATGCCAGATGGTCTCAGTCAAGAAACTGTTTCAAAATATTCTTGGTTTATAGACCAAGAGTTTAAACGAAGAGAAGAAGGGGTCTGGTTTATGAATAATGGTGTGCCTACCTACATAACTGGAGAACATTACTATTATCTAAACTGGTGCAAGATGGACGTAGGATATCCTGAGTACAGAGATAGAGACAGAAGGTTTTTTATATTCTGGGAAATATGCAAGGAAGATCCTAATTCTTTTGGGATGGTAATGGTAAAGCATAGAAGAGAGGGTGCTTCCTACAAAGGTGCTGCTATGTTGCTACATGAAATAACATCAAGATACAATTCTCATGGAGGTATAACTAGCAAGACTGGTGCTGACGCTAAATCTTTGTTTACAGATAAATTAGTTTATATGTTTAGAAGTTTGCCTTTCTTTTTTCAGCCTATAATAGATGGTAGTGACAATCCTAAAAGCACACTTAGTTTTAACACACCAGGTCAGAAGATAACTAAGAACTTTTCCAAAGTTACAAAGTCAGAAGCTTTGAATAGTAAAATAGACTGGAGAAACACTAGAGAAAACTCTTATGACTCAGTAAAGCTAATAAGGTATCTATGTGACGAGGCTGGTAAGTGGACAGAGGCTAGTGTAGAAAAAAACTGGGAAGTTGTAAGATCTTGTTTAACACTAGGAGATAGAATCATAGGAAAATGTTTTATGCCTTCCACTGTCAATGAGCTTGAGGTTTCGGGTGGTGAGAACTTTAAAAATATATGGTATGACAGCGATGTAAAAGACAGAGATGCTAACGGAAGAACTAGATCTGGTATGTATTCTTACTTTACTCCAGCTTATGATGGGTACGAAGGATTCATAGATGAGTACGGATTTTCTGTGATTGATACACCAACAAAAGAACAGTCTAAATTTATAGGTAAAAGTATTGGATCTAAAGAGTATTTACAAAACATAAGAGATGCCTATAAAAATAATACTACTAAATTGTCTGAAGAAAAAAGACAAAGACCCTTTACTATAGATGAAGCTTTTAGAAGTGACTCTAGACATAGTCCCTTTGATGTTGAAAAGATATACCAGCAGATGGATTATAACGAGCAAGCTACAAATCTAGTGGTAAAAGGAGACTTTATATGGAAGGGTGGAACTCAGGATGGAAAAGTTCAGTGGGTTCCTAATTCAAAAGGTAGGTGGAGAGTATCTTGGTTGCCGCCAGAAGATAGGAGAAACAAAATAAAAGAAGTTGGAAACAGAAAAGCTCCTGCTAATAGTATGGAGATGGTGGCTGGTTGTGACCCTTATGATCACGACACTACTACTGATGGTAGAAGATCTGATGCTGCTTGTTATGTTTACAAAAAGTTTAGCATGATGGATGACTTCTCAAATCAGTTTGTTTGTGAATACATAGCTAGACCTCCTAAGGCTGAGATGTTTTACGAGGATGTGATAAAAACTTGTGTATACTATGGCTGTCCAATACTTATAGAAAATAACAAGGTCGGTATAATAAAGTATTTTGAAAGAAGAGGATACTATGAATACCTGATGGATCGACCAGAGTCCACTCACACTAGCAATAGTAGAGCTCAAAAAACAAAAGGTATACCATCTACTGGTGTAGCTGTCTTAAATGCTCAGACAGAGGCTGTGGCTAGCTATGTTTATGATCATATAGGTTACAACGAGGATACTGGAGAGATGGGTAAATGTTATTTTAACAGACTACTAAATGACTGGAGCAGGTTTGAGCCAGACAATAGAACTAAGTATGATGCTACTGTTGCTTCCAGTTTAGCTCTGTTAGCTTCACAAAAACACGTTAGACAAAAGAAAGTTAGAAAAATAAATCTTAACTTTGTAAAAAAATATAATAATACAGGAATAATATCTAAGAGAATATAAATGAAAACTCAATTTGAAACTATAGGAGGATATCCAACGGTCTTTGCTACCAATGAAGAAAAAGCTACGAAAGAGTATGGTCTTCAATACTTAAAAAGAATGTATTATGATTATAAGAATAATACTGACTTAAGCTATCAGGATAGAAAAAGACAATATGAAAAAATGCGTGCTTACGCAGAAGGCACCCAAAGTGTGTCTAAATATAAAGATATTCTTGACGTAGAGGGTGATACTTCTTATATGAATATAGATTGGACTCCAGTTTGTATAGTCCCTAAGTTTGTTGATGTTATTTCTGGTGGGATGTTTAATCAAGAATTTAAAGTTAGAGCAAACGGAGTAGACAAGCTATCTATAGATCAAAGAGATGATAAGGCTAGAGGACTATTTGCTGACATGAAGACAGCACCTCTTAGAGCTAGCATGTCAAAAATTACAGGTCAAGATTTTACCAAAAAGGGATTTGTTCCTGAAAGTATACAAGAGTTACAGGTATATATGGATATGCACTTTAAACTAGCTCAAGAAATATCTCTTGAAAATGGTATAGAGTATGTATTGCAAAATAATGATTTCAGTGAGACCAGAAAAAGAATAATTAGAGATTTAGTTGTTATTGGAACAGCAGCTGTAAAAACTTACATAGATGCTTCTCATGGTATAAAAATTAAATATGTAAATCCTACACAGCTAATAACTTCATATTCTGATTCTCCTAGTTACAAAAATATAAATCATGCTGGAGAGATATACACTATTAGTATATCTGAGCTAAAAAGAATAGCTGGGGATGAGTTTACAGAAGATGAATATAAAGAGATTGCTGAAAAGTATGGTAAGAAAAATGAGGATGACACTTTGTTTGGAAGATCATTTTCTAATCATGGTGATTATGCTAGCGAGTACGATAAGTTTTCTATAGAGATTATGGATGCTGAGTTTATTAGCACATATGAGTTAAATTATGAAAAGAAAGAAAATGCTTTTGGAGGGTTCTCTCTTAGAAAAAAAGAAGGTAAATACAAAACTCCTAAAAACTCTAAATACAAAAGGGAAAAAGTAAGCAGCACTGTAAAAGCTGTATATAGTGGTAAATACATTGTAGGATCAGATTATATATTTAACTACGGTCTTGCAAAGAATATGTCTAGACCAAAAAATAATTTAGCTGAAACAAAGCTGTCATATACAATATATTCACCGAACTTAAACAAGATGCGTAATGTTTCTATGGTTCAGAGAATGATACCTTTTGCAGATCAGATACAACTAGCACATCTTAAGATGCAACAAGTTATGGCTAAGGCTAGACCAAAAGGAGCTGCTTTTGAAATAGGATCTTTAGAGAATGTATCTAAAGGTGATGGAGGTACTTTTACACCACTTGAACTACAGGAGATATTTGATCAAACTGGTAATATATATTATAGGAGAACTGATGATGAGGGTAACGCTACTAATGCTTTTCCAGTTCAAGAGTTGGAGAATGGTATAGGTAGGGATATGATGCAGTTGATACAGATATATCAACATAATCTAAATATGATACGTGATGTGACTGGAGTAAACGAAGCTAGAGATGGTGCTAAACCTTCTAGCGATGCACTTGTTG